TTGATTCACAGATGGGATACCAAGTGATACAGTGGTCTATAGAGGAGGCTATCGCCTCCGGTTGCCTTCAGGGAAGTCCCTATAAGGATATGGATAATCCCCTAAGTTTAGGAGAAACACTGCCCCATGTACGAACAGGCCTCATCGGAGAACCTGGTGCGAAATACCGGACAATTACAATTGCTCCGGCTTGGTTGACAATATTGTTAACTCCGCTCGGACATGATCTAATTACTATGCTACAGAGTGACACTTATTGTGTATCTGGTCTCAAGAAAGAGAAACAAGGTTGGAGATTCTCCAACGATTTATACTATAGTAATTTTGAGCTTAACGATACCCATCTGATATTGAAAGGGGATCTAAAGACAGCATCTGATATGATGTCTCATAAGCTCACCAGGTCCATGTTATATGCATATTTGCATAAAAGGGGTCAATTGACAACCTTTTACAAGACCTGTGTCGATCTCTTGACTTGTGGAAGATATGTGGAATGTCCACGAAATTTCCCAAATGAGGAATTTCTATCTACCAGTGGTGTCCTTATGGGCGATCCAGGATGTAAGGGTGCTTTGACACTCACAGTCCTTTGCGCTCGGACTTTAACTCGAGCCATTGAAAATTACAATGGACCTGAGATACCACTCTCTGACGTAGTCAACGGTGATCGAACCATTCAGTACTCTTCCGGAAAAGACTATTTCGGTCGAAGTGCTGGAGATGATTTCTGTGAAATAGGATCTTTATCCTACCTACAGACCCTTAAAACCTTACTCGAGGCTACTGGTTGCATTGTTGGAACCAATTGGCTAAGTCGAAATTTTACGACTTATTGTGAGGAGGCAATTCTAATTAGAATTCCAGGGAGAAGCGACCAGTTAAAGATAACTAGGGCTTCTGGTGATCATAGAAGGTTTTACCAACTTGATTACCAAGAGTCTTCTTATGTTGACGCGCTGAAACTTCGTCTCTTGTCTCCATGTGGAAAAGTTTCCTTAGGAGTTACGGGTCAAATCGAGAATCCCGCTATGGGAAAAGGTATTCTATTTAGAAATATGCTCGATACTCTACCACCGCCGTTGCAAGGCTTTGAAGTTGCCTTTAGGAAACGGTGGGTCTTCAGAATGTGTAATTATATTAACTGCTCTGAAGTGATGACCTTCCTTGATAGAAGGATGGGGGGATTGGGAATTCCCTTTCACCGATCATACAACGAATTAGCTGTACGATTCTTTAATTCCAAATGGATTAACAATGAGAATTATCTCAGGGTGATGTCATCTTACCAATCCAGCGATCACGCATGGGTGACACGCATTATCAATAAGCTCCATAAAGGATGCTTATCAAGAGGCTTCGCTACA